CGGGCTCATAACCCGGAGGTCGCAGGTTCGAATCCTGCCCCCGCTACCACTTCCGAGGCCGTACGCCGCTCGCCCTTGAGCTGACCGGACAGCCTCGATAGGCCGCTCGCGACAGGTGGCGTCCCGCAGTGGGGCGCCGCGGTGCCAGGGCGGGATCTAGGGACACGAAGGTGTCCCATGGTTGGAGTCGTTCTCGAGCGGCCGACGCGCAAGGCGCGGGTCGCAGTCGAGCAGGTGTTTTCTCGGGCGTTCCGCGCTGAGTTCGGCGCGCGTCCCGAGCCTTCGCATCCCCGCGCCGTCGACCTTGTCTGGCGCGTTTCCGGCGGCTCGCTAGGGGCGATACGCCGTGAAACCAACCGCGCGCTACGGGAAGCGGCGGCGCGGGGGTACTTGATCGACCTGGGTGCGATCGCTTGCCGGTGGAGCGCAAGTGGGCGGGCCGCGTGAAGCGCGCGCCCCTAGCTCGCGGCAGACCGCTCGCACGCGGAAAGGTTCTGTCCCGCCAAGGAACGCGGGCAAAGCGCGAAGCCGCCGCCCTCGCCATCTTCAAGCGCGTTGTGAAGCGCCGCGCCGGCAATCGGTGCGAGCGCTGTCGCGTTCCACAGAGCCTCGGCGTTCGCGTCGAAGCTCACCACGTCCTGCCACGATCGCGCGGCGGGTCACACGATCCGTCCAACGGCAAGTGCCTTTGCCACACCTGCCACGGTCTCGTGCACGAGCGCAAGGTGCCGGACTGGGGCGCGTGGCTCGTGACCTCGAAGCCGGTGGCGGTTGGAGCCCTTTGGCCCGCAATAGCCCGCAATGGCCTGAGCTGGCCCGAGGTGGCGACGTGAGGACCAATCGCTGGGCTCCGCTCTTCGCCGCCCTCTCGTTGAGCGAGAAGTTTGCTGACCTATCCGACCACCGCGCGCGCCTCTTCTACACGCTGCTGCATCCACACGCCGATGACTGGGGGCGCTTCGAGGTCAATTCCCGCGTCTTGAACGCAACGGTCTGGCCGATGCTCGGCGAGAGCGCGCAGACCACAACGAAGGTTCTCGTCGAGCTCAATCGCGTCGGCCTGATCGACGTTTTCCAGGTTGGAGATGGGCGCGAGTTCGCACAGATCACCGGCTTCGAAGACAAGGCCGGAACGGTCGGCAAACGAGATCATCGCCGAGCCTCCCTGTTCCCCAGCCCCGGCGACGGCACAACCAATGTTGGCCCGGACTGGCCCGGACCGGCCCAGGCTGGCCCTCGCGCGCGGGCGGGCACACGCGCCCGCAATCCGGATCCGATCCGATCCGATCCGATCCGAGCCGAACACGAACCAGAGCCGGAGAACCCCCCTACCCCCCGTGGGGGGGAGCCGCCTTCGGCGGCGGTGGCCGTACCCGCACGGCGTTCGAAGTCCGAAGTGGCGGATCTCGAGAAGGAACTCGAAGGGCATCCGCCGTGGCTCGCTTCATTCGCTCACGACTGGACGGCGTACCGGCGTCAAAAGCGACTGGACGAGTTCACTCCGATCGGTCTGCGCTCGCTGCTGAACCGCTGCTTGCGCTGGGGCGAGCCGCGCTGTCGCGCAGCGATGGAGCACTCCAGCGCGAACGGTTGGCAGGGCCTCATCGAGCCGGATGCGCGCGGCCAGAACGGCCAGGCGCAGACTGAGTCTTCCGCCACACGCGCAATCCGTGGCCTCGTCGAACGCGGGAGGGTCGCGCTGTGATTCCCAAGCACATCGCAGAGGTCTTCGCGGTCTTCGGCGAGGCGTACCCGAAGTGGGAGGTGCGCGAGCGGACCGTCGAGGTTTGGGCCTCGCTGCTCGCGGACGTTCCGGCCGACGCGCTCAAGCGTGCGGCGGTGCAGTACGCCCGCACGTCGAAGTTCCCGCCGACGGTCGCCGAGTTGCGCGAGATCGCGCGAGGGCCGGCGGAGTGTTCGGCGGAGGAGGCGTGGGGCGAGATCTACAAGCGCCGTCCGCCTCCGAACGACGCGGCGAAGCGAGCGCTCGAAGCGATCGGTGGGAACCAGATGTTGCGCAATATGCTGACAGCTCAGGTCGGCGTTCACCGCGCGCACTTCATGCGCTGCTACGACGCGTACCTCGGTCGAGAGCGCGACACCGAAGAGCGCGAGTCGGTCGAGCAACTCACCGGAGCGGCGCGCGAGCTTCGTGAACTCGACGAGGACGACAACCGACTGCTCGGCGAGGAACCGGAATGAGCGACGACCTCGACGAGCCGACGTGGACCGACTGGGAGCAGGCGAAGCCGGCGCAGCGCGCGGATCTCTTCCCCGAAGCATTCGCTCGCGGGACACGGAACGTGGAAGAGCACGAACGCCTACTCCGCGAGAAGTCTCTGCACCAGTGCCAATGCCTCGGATGCCGCGGTAGCCGCGCGGCAGCGAGGGGCGTCTATCACTCGAACGATCCGAGATTCTGAGCGCAGGAACCCCCATGCCCACCACCACCAAACCCAAGCCCCGCAGCACACTCGAATCCGAATCCGAACCGAGCGTCGCCGAGCAGGATCACGCGAAGCTCGCGGCGATCCGCAAGCAGAACGAGGTCGTCTACGCGAAAGAGAAAGCGTGGAGCGGACTGAAAGAGCAGTGCGCTGACGCCAAGCGCGAGTTCGACGACGCGGTGGGATTGCTGCGCGGGCTCATCGACGACTCGAGGCAGGGCGAGTTGTTCGCGGGAGTCGCGAAGGAAGTGGGTGACGAGTGAGCGAGATCGTGAAGGTGAATCCTCCGCACTACCGGATCCCTGAATCCTTCGACAGCGGCTATCTCGTCACGGAACTGGCGAGTGGTGTTCGCGTCACGCTTGGGCGTGTTGGCATCCCGCCGTTTCGATCGGCGCCGCGGGTGCTCATCTGGAGAGATCGCGCATTCGTGCGTTCGGAGTTGGATCTAGACACGTGGGTGGAGGCATTCGCGTACGCGGTTCCGGAACACCATGTCGACGTGAGACCGCCGACACCCAACCTCAAAGCACCCGACCCGGGCGGAGAGAACGCGTGACGTACATTCGACCGCCTCCTTTGGAAGAAACGATTATGGACAATGGCGGCGCTCTTCCGGCTGGACATCGACGCTGCGCGAATTGCGGAACGATCGACACGCCTACGACAGGACACGCCTGCCGCAAGCGCTCTCGCCTCCTCGATCGACTGCGCGAGTGGCTGGTGGCGCCGAGCACGCGTGAAGCGCAAGACTCGCTGTTCATCGAACTCGCCGATGTACGAGGCCGCATGGACGGCAGCTTTCGAGGCCTGATCTCCTCGCTCGACGAACTCAAAGCGACTCGCGACGGCGGAGACGTCGTGTTCGAGTCGCTAAAGCTCGCCCAGAACGCAGAGGCGAAGTCTCGCCGCAAGCGCAAGCCCAAGAAGAAGTCCCGCAGGAAGGCTGGTGCACGTTGAGCTACGGCCCGACAACCGTCCCCTCTCGCTCCCCGCTCGCGTACGACGAAACCGGCAAGCCGGTCGTCTTCTGGGACTGCGGACTGCTCGCGGGAAAGATCACCACAGCACCGAAGTTCGATGTGGTCATGGACCTGCCGGGCGGCGGAACGGCACGCGCGAGCTTCCCGAGCCGCAAGCAGAGATTGCTCGTGGACGATCCGGGCAAAGAGCGCGTGGTCGAGCACTGGGCCGTCGCGAAGACTCGCTGGCTCGCGCGTCCCGTCGTTGGCGTACACGTCTTCACCGAAGAGCGTGGTGATGGGTTCGTTGGTGTAGAAGTCATCGTCAACGCCGGGACGCTCGATCCTGCGAAACCGAACTCGTGGCCCGGTGCGGTGCGGTTCAACGACATTCGCGTGGTCCTGCCTTCGGGTTGGTCGCGCAAGGGCGGCACGTTCGGGCCTCCCGGGGATTGGTACGTCGGTCCGCGCGGAATGATGACGCGCCGCTTCGCGCTCCTACCCACGAACGCGAACGCCGCGGTGCAGGCGAACGCCTCGGCGTGGCTCGCTCTCGCGGGCCTCGTAGCGAACGGCCACCCCTGCCTTGGAGCGGGCCGGCACAAGATTCCGCTCGCGAAAGCTTATCGACACCAGCCGCTACAGGGCGGCAAGGGGGCAGGGCCGATCAGCACCGATCGCCCGTCCGACGGCGGCGGCATGGTGAGCGGCTACGGGATCATCCCGCTCGGAGGCTGGGAGGGATCTGCAGGCGCCGCACGCAGCTACGCGAACGACGTGTGGCGTGTGCTCTCGGGTCATCCGTGCGCGGCCTTCCACGTCGCGACGGGCGAGCCGATCCTCCCATCGCAGTGGGCGAACCCTCGGGGCTACCCGCTCACCGACGGCTATCTCGGGTACGACTACTGGAACAAGCAGGATCTCGCCGGCTCGCTCGTCGGCGTGTTCGGTTGGGACAAGAACGCGCCGTGGCCGAAGGAGTTCAACCCAGGTCCGTCGAACTCGCGCGCAGCGATCCTCGCGATTCAGAAGCACGACGGCGCGCATCTGATTCGCGCGCTGCATGTGCTCATCGCAGCCTGGTACTACACACGCTCGTGGTCGGCTTGGCTTGAGCTTCGCATGATCGCGATCGACGTTGCGACGAGCGGCGTGCTGCTTGGATCGAATCAGTACCTGCGTGAGCGAGCGTGGACGCAGAAGGCGATCGCGACGGGGATCGCGATTCAGGGGCCGGGTGCGGAGCGCACGTACCTGCTCACGCATCGCGACGCGGCACTCGCGCAGCTCTCGATGTCGATCCTGCCGAACGGTTGGGCTCGTGCTGGCGCGTATCCCAACTCCGACAACGGCGAACCGTGGGCGATGGGAATGCCGACCGAGTACGCGACCGCCGCAGCGTGGCAGCTCGGCCTGTACGTGGACGGCACGTACGACCTGCTGCGCTGCGGACCGCTCACGGCGATCACGAAGCCGCGCGCAGACTGGCTCCTCACCGAAGCGCTCGCCTCGATGATCGTCGGCCCGCTCACACAGAACGGATCGCCGCCCGTGCACGCTGGAGTGATCAAGAGCGGCAAGGCCGAGGTGCCCGTGGTGCGTGGCGTCGGCCGAGCGCACGACGGACACAGCATCCACGAGTGGCACGCAATCGCGCTCGCGTGGAAGTGGACCGGCGACGTGAAGTTCCGCTACATGCTCGAGCGCATCGGGACGCCAGCGAGAAACCTCACGCAGCTACAGGCGCACTGGCTCGGGCCGAACGACCAGGCGCCGGAGTGGAGCTGCGTTCCCAAGGCGGTGATTGTGTGAAGGAGCCAAAGGACGACGAGTTCATCATTCTCGGAGCCGGCCTGACGCCCGATAACCACGCGAGCATCGCAGGCTCGCGCTCCTCCAAGCTCGCCCTCTGGCGCACCAACGCCGACGGCGGATGGTGGCCCTGCCGTGTGTGCAACCGCAGGCTCGCATCGCGCGCGGGATGGCTACAGCATTTCGTGGACGCACACCCCAAGGCCGTGCATGTGATTCAGCGCGCGGCGAGGAAGACGAGAGAGGCGCGGGTGGCGTGAGGTGCGTCGGAGCCGCAGGTATCGGCATCGCGGTTGGCGTCGTGTGCGCTCAGCTCGGCTTCCCGTGGCCTACCGGGATTCTCGTTACGCTCGGAGTGCTACTCGTGTGGCTCGCAACGGTCGACCTCTTGTTGAGACGCGCGCCGTGACCGCCCCCCGCCTCTGCCTCACCTGCCACAAGCCTCTCGTGCGCCGCAAGGACGAGCGCAGCCAACCGTGGTCGCGGCGCAAGTACTGCAAGAAGGCGTGCTACTGGAGCGGGGCGAGCGCGAAGAGGAGGGTGTGCGGGTGAGCGACGCATGCAAGCCGGTTCGATTCGTCATCCTCTACGCGGATGAGGTAAAGGCTGCGGCGCGTGCGCTGCGCCAGTTGGGCGACTACAAGGGCGACACGGAGGGCGAGTACCGGTTGGTCGTTGACGCCCTCAACGCTTGTTGGTGCGCGATGAGCAGCCCCGAACTTCTGGAGCCGGAAGCGGTCGTCATGCTCACGGAGCGCAGCCTGTTTCCAATCGAACACCGGCAGCATGAACCCCCGATGTTCGCTGTCAGGCCGAAGCCTACAGAAGAGCGGGCGCCATGAGAGCCGCGACGACCTCATGGAGTAGCGGCGACCTCATGGAATCGCAGAGGCCCCAGTGTACGGCGAAGTCGAAGCAGTCGGGTCAGCGGTGTCGGCGACCACCGAGCATCGGCAAGGCGGTCTGCAAGATCCACGGCGGCGCGTCCCCCGGCGGCAAGGTGATCCACGGCGGGTTCGTCAAGGTCGCGGGCAAGTACCGCGCAGCACTCCAGGAATCGCTCGACGACAAGGAGCTGTTCAACCTTCGGCAGACGACCGCGATTCTCCACACGCTCGTCAAGGGCGCGCTCGAACGCGCGTCGAGTGGAGACGCTCCCGAGCTGCGGAGGAAAGCTCTCGCGCTCACACGCGACACGCTCGATGCGGTGCGCGCAGAGAACAGCGCAGCGGTGGACGAGAAGCTCGCCGCGCTCGAAGCGCTCCTTCGCGACGGCATCGCCGAGGACCGCAACACGCGTGTGCTGGCCGACCGCACGATCAAGCTGCACAAGCTCATCCAGGGCGCGAAGCACATCGACCTCGCGAAACAACAGGTCATCAACGTGCGCGACCTGACGCTGATCACAGCGAAGATCATGGAGCGAGTGCGCGCGCACGTAGACGCGCCGACGTTCACCGTGATTCTGAAAGACGTGGACGTGTCGGTGTATGGGGGGGTGGGGAGGAAGCAGTTGGCGAAGGGTGATGAGGCGAAGAGCGAGACGGAGGCGTGATGACCAAGGCTGAAGCGCGTGCGAGGGCGGAAGCGGCATACGCGAAGATCCAGGCCGGCAAGAAAGAGCTCTTCTATCCGCCCGGCATGGCGCCGCTTCAGGTGCAGGCGAGACGAGAAGCGGAGCGTCTCCGCGACGAGTTCGCCATGAAGGCGCTGCCGGTCTATGTCCTGGCGACAAACGACTCTCCACTGACGAGGGATCCAGCCGCCTTCGCTCTGGCTGTGCAGCTCTCTACGAAAGCCTGCTACGAGTGGGCAGATGCGATGCTCGACGCGCGCGCCAAGAAGAAGGACACGCACCCGTGACTCCGCGAGCAGTCACGCCAGGGGCGCCGGCTTCGCCCGGGGGGGCCGGGCCGGCGCTCCGCTTACAGGGAATAGGAGTCTGAGATGCCGAACGCGAACCACTCAGCGCGGGAGCTCATCTACGCGCGCGACATGCCGCATCCGCGCAGCAACGCTACGGAGGAAGAACTGCAGGAGGCCGCTCGTCGACTGCTACCAGATGCGCAAGAGATCGCCGGCCTGCTCGCCCGCCTGAGATACACGGGGAATCAGGTCGAGGAGGCATTCCAGGTCGTTCTCCAGCGAGCACTGCAGGACACATTGGCTGCGGTGGCCGGCGACTACGTTATCGAGCACCTAGCAACGCTCCTGCCGGCAGCGGTCGACCGCGTCCTTGAGAGCGAGTGGGATGCTTATGTAGACGGGCGACGGGTGAGGGAGACCCTGCGTGGCTGCGTCTTGCGCAAAGTCGAAGAGGCTGTGCAGCGAGATGTCGCCGCGCGGTATGAGATCGACGTGGCCGTGACCTTCAGGAAGAAGGCGTGAAGCCCTGGAGTCATCGCGTGACGTGCGCTGCTTGCGGGCTCGTGCAGTACGTGCTCGACGTGACATCGAAGCCTCACTGTCCGCGCTGTGGGGCCAAGAAGTGGAAGTCCTGAAACACCAGGACCACGGCCCTCGTCGAGCCGTGGTCCCTGTTGTGTCTACGCGCTTCTCGCGTCTACCCGCCGCTCGGCCTCGGCTTCGGCGTGGGGGTCGGCTTGGGCGCGGTCGGCTTCTGCGTCGAGGGCTTCGTGTCGTTGTGATTGGCCATGTAGGTGTCTCCTTCCTGGCGGTTCGTGCGACAGACGGCTCAGGCGAACGGGCCCGGCATCGGCGCGTCTTCCGGCGGCGTCGGCGGGATCGGGGCGGTCGCGTTGTGACCCATCGCGTTCAGCGTGCCCTTGAGCGCGTTGAGGCGCGCGAGGACGGCTTCGGTTTGCGGACCGTTGAGGCCCTCGGTCGCGGTGCGGTTGATGTCGTCGATGAGGGCCTGGACGCGGGCGCCCAGGTCGTTGGTGGCTGCGTCGACTTCGGACCAAGCTGCGGTGACTTCATCGCTTCGTGCCATGGCAAACTCCTTCGAGTGCTTCAAGAAACAGGGATAGTGGGACCTGGCACGGGCGTCTTGCCCATGCCGTTGAGCTTGTCGGCGAGCGCGCGCAGGCGACGGATCTGTTCGGCCTCCGCTTCGGCGTTGAGCCCCGAGGTGATCTCCTCGATCTGCTCGGCGAGATCGTTCGACTCCTCGTCGATCTTCGCCATCTCGGCGCGGTGCCCTTCGCGCACGAGCGAGATGATGATAGCGATGCCGCGCAGGACTTCCGTGAGGTCGAGGCGGTCGCGCAGGAGCTTGACCTCGCGCTCGAGATCCCCTACGCGGCAGTCGAGATTCTTGTGCTCGCTGTGGTGGCCGTCCATGGGGAGAGAGTGGTCCCGATGTGCGGCGCGTGCTGGGTTACGTAGGACGTGAGGGGGAGGGTGCGGTATGGTGAGGCGGGATGAGTGACGCGGAGGACATCGAGGCGCTTGCGCGCGCGGCGATCGAGCAGGACGCGAAGGCGACGCCTGGGCCGTATGTAATCGAGCCGCTTGCCAGGAAGTATTACCGCACGGAGGTGAGGTGCGGCGACGACATGCACCTCACTGCCTGTGGTAGCCAGGACGACGAGGGTCATGCTCCCAGTAGTCGCGAGCTTGAGCGGTACAAGACAACTCTCGACGACCCAGAGCTGTGGGAGTTGTTCTGCGACAGTCACCATGAGTCGCAGCTAACTCTGGACACGGTCTCGTGGATCTGCGCCGCCCGCACCCGCGAGCCCGCCCTTGCGCGGGAGGTCATCGCCGTGCGGGCTCTGCTCCTCGAAGCCTTCAACCTCAACGCGGACTTCGACGGCTGGGCGACGTGGAAGCAGAAGACGGCCAAGCATCTGTTCGGATGGACGCCGCCCGCGCCGGAGTCGACGTCGTGACGCCGCTGCCGAAGGGGTGGGAGCGCGACCTCAATCACTTCTTTGGAGCGACGCCGGAGGTTCGGTATGTCCACGAAGACGGACTCGCCGAGCTTGTGGTGTCAGCCTCCGCCCAGGGCGTCCGTGTCGGAACGACAGGCGTTGACGATGAGCTTGCCTCGCCGGCCGACTTCGACGCGCTGATCTCCATCCTGAATCATGCTCGCCGCCAGCACGAGCACTTGAAGGCGGGCGCGAGCGAGCCGCTGAGTGAAGCTGCTGAGAGCGGCGAGGCGGGCGGTCACCCGTTCGTTGACAGTCCGTGCCGGTATCGCGCCTCCGGCCCGGACGAGGAGTGCTGAGGTGACGCAGAGCTTCGCCGAGTTCATCGCCTCGCGCGCACCTTGGCAGTGGCAAGCTCTTGTTGTGTCGCTGGTCGTCTGCGTCGCGCTGTTCGCTGTCGCGGCATGGATCTCTCCTCGGAGCCCCGCATGACCGCGTGGACCCGCACCGCCCCCACCACCCCCGGTCACTACTGGATCCGCTGGCCCGGACATCGCGCGTGGATGTACATGCTCGACAAGCACGGGCGCTGGTTCTCGATTGGCAATGAGGAGGTCGGCAAGGGCGACAGCTTCGGTGCGGAGGTGGAGTTCTGGCCGGTGGCGATTGAGGAGCCCGCATGAGCGCGTGGTCGAACAGGACGCCCACGGAGCGCGGGTTCTACTTTGCGCGCCGCGGGGACGACGACGAGATCACCATCCACGAGATATCGGACAACGGCCTGGTCGACGCGATCGGTTACGACTTTGCCCGGCGCGTCGAGGAGCTTTCCACGAACGGTTGGGAGTGGTGGCCTGTCCCTATCAAGCCGCCGGAGCCAGCATGACCGCTTGGAGCAAGACGCCGCCGAGCGACGACGGCTATTACTGGGTCCGACTCGACGATCGGTACATCACATTCATGGAACGCGATAGCGTTCGCAGGAGCGGTGCTGTGTGGGTTCGGGCTGGAATAGACATGCCCAGCACGACGCAGGAACTGATCGACGAAGGTGCAGATTTCTGGCCCGAGCGCATCGAGCCGCCGGAGGAGGAGGTCGCGAGCGCGTTCTCGTGGTGGCGCTGCACGGGATGCTTCGTGGTGATCCAGACGCCCGCGGATGAATCGGCGATCCACGACTGCGAATTTCCAGACGCAACGCTTGAGCGCGTCTATGCACACGGTGGGCGATTTGTTCGTTCGTCAGTGGAGAGGGTGGAGTGATTCACAGGCGACGGGAGAAAGCATGAAGACCACCACTGAACAGGCCGCCGCTCCCCGCTTGGTGTGTAGGGAGATGCCGGATGTGGAGCCGGGCAAGTTCACGCGCGGCGATTGGATCCTTGAGGACATCGCGGGGTATCTCATCGCGATCGAAAAACACGTTGGCGCGTTGAGTGCGGAAGAGGCCCGATGGATCACGGAGCCTGAGGGCCCGCCGGCTTACGACTTCAAGACTGTCGTTGTGCCGGAGCGTCTCTACGAACGCATGAAGCGGCGCAGCGACGCCTTCGACTCGCTTCTTGAAGCTTTCCGGAAGGTAACGGACGTTGCGTGGAACAGGGAGAGGGCGAGGCTTCGCGCGGTGGAAGCCGCGCGCGCCGGCCGTGCATGACCTCGAATCGTTGGATGCGCCCCAGCTCGCCTGGCAAGAGGCCCTGAAAGTCCTCACCGGCGCGAACCAGGCCACGCGGTTCGCGAAGTACCGGGACGATCCGGTCGCGTTCGGGCGGGAGGTGCTCGGAGCGACGTACTGGGCGGCGCAGGTGTCGATCCTCAACGCGCTCGCGACTCACAAGCGCGTGACCGTGCGCGGCCCGCGGAAGTCGTCCAAGACGCACACAGCTTCGCACGCGGTGCTGTGGTTCATGGCCACCGCCCCATCCCGCGTCATCACGATCGGCCCGAGCGAACGGCAGGTGAAGGAGCAACTGTGGGCGCGCATCGGTTCCGAGAAGCTCGCCGCGCGTGAGGAGCTTCCCGGCGTCTGCAACGTCGTCGAGTGGACCGTCGCGCCCGACTGGAAGGCCATCGGTATGTCGACGGACAAGCCGGGGAACGTGCGGGGGTTCCACTCCGACATCGACCCGGCGCTGCTCGTCGCGGGCGAGGTGAAGCGGCTCACGTCGCAGAAGCCACAGCGGCGCCTCCTGATCATCGTGGACGAGGCGAATGCGATCGCGCAGCCGATCTTCGATGCGCTGCGTGGGTCGTTGCAGGGCGACAACACGTACCTGCTGCTCCAGGCGAACCCGACGCTCGCCGCAGACTCGCCGCACTTCTACGCGAAGAGCCACCAGCCTGGCAGCGGGTTCCATCGCATCCACATCTCCGCCGAGAAGATCGAGCAGGACGAGGTGGGCAGCGAGGAACTCTTCGACAGCGTGCCCGAGGTGCTGATCAGCCCGAAGTGGATCGGCGAGATGCGCCGAGATTGCGGGCATGACTACATGAAGAGCCCGATCTACCTCGCGGACGTACGCGGGCAGTTCTCGAGCGGCGCGATCGACTGGCAGATCGTCACCAGGCCGATGCTCGACGCGATGGCGACCCTGGAGTTGTGCGATGACGGCCGCCCAGAGAGCCGACACATCGGCGTGGACGTTGCGCGGGAGGGAGGAGACAACAACGTCGCCGTTCTGTGGGTCGGCGGAGCCCTTGCCGCGATCCACAACTGGAAGACCCGCAACGACCCGTCGTCGCTCATGACGACCGCCGGGATCATCGCGCAGCTCATCCACACATGGGGGCCAGCCGGTCGGCAGATCCCCGCCAGGAACGTTCACATCGACGTGGGCATGGGCGCCGGTGTCATCGACCGGCTGCGGCAGACCGGCTTCTACGTCGATGGCGTCGACTTCGGAGGGGGCGCGAAGTACGACCACAAGCGACTCACGGGGCAGGCGCTCTTCCAGAACCGCAAGTCGGAGCTGTTCTGGGTCATGCGGCGCTACCTGGAGGAGGGCGAGGCGTCGATCCCCAGGAAGTACGAGAGGGTGTGGCAGCAGCTACAATGGCACCGCTACAAGCTGGTCGAAAAGGCAGGCGGGACACAGATTGGAATGCGCGACCACAAGGAAGAACTGAAGACGCGCTACGGCGAGTCGCCCGACTACGCGGACGCGGCGGTGATCGGGTGGAGCAGGGTGAGCGCGAGTCCGCCGAGCTTCCGAGTCCTCTAGGAGAACAACGATGCCGAAGCCTCCGATGGTCTGGTTCAGCTTGGGAGATGCACTGTGGTCAATCTGCATGGAGCCGTACAAAGAGCCCATCCAGTGTGACGACGGTGAGGCCCGCGAGTTCAACGGCTTCGAGGTCGACCTAAAGCGGGACCTCGCGCCACACTTGAAGCGTGGAGACCGCATCAAGGTCACAGATGGTGACGGGGCCTGCTGCTTCTGGGATTGGGACGGGGAGAGGTTCCACAAGCCGTATCACCCAGAAGAGCAGGGGCCGGCAATTCAGTGCGCGGTACACGGGTGAGTCCGCCGAGCTTCAGGGTGCTGTAGCTGGGAGTGAGGAGGCAAAACCGCATGTCCATTTTCGATCTGAACGCAGCGGTAGGCCGCGAGGTCCCATTCGAGGATCTTGACGAGAAGGTTCGGACCAAGCTCCTCCAGTGCGTCGTTCAGCTAGACGGTGTGGTCCCGCCGCTCGACATCCCCGGCGTGGACAGCAAGGGATCGTTCGAGGTTCGCTTCGAAGGTAGCCCGCTCGCCCCGGTGAAGACGATTCGCGGGAGCGCGATCCAGGCTGTGGCGGCTGTCCTGAAAATCCAGCAGTAGTCCTGCGCCATGGTCTACGGCGACATCGACCCCGCCGAGAAGCGCGCGACGGACGCCTTTCCGGTGTAGGATCCTGGCGCGCGCGGCGGCGTGGAAGGAACACGCGGAGAGCCATGTATTCCCTGCCCCGGCTTCCGTAGAGGCCGGGTTGGGCCAGGGTAGACAGCCCTGAAAAGCAGGAGCCGGTGTCGAGTCCGGCCCGCGCGCACCCTACATCGTGTCCGACCGCGACCGCATCGCCGCCGACCGAGTCCTGCTGGAGACGCTCCACGTCTTCTTCGACGATCGCCGAGAAAAGCGCGACGTGTTCGGGCACTACACCGTCGCGGTGCTGATCCAGAAGGGCTGGCTCGGCCTGCGCCTTGTCGGCCCTCGTCGATTCGAGGCTTACCTCACACGCGCCGGAACCCGGGAGCTCGCCGCTTTTCGTCGCGGTCCTTCGCCGCGTTGACCTCGCACGCCTTGGCCGTCGAGGCGTCCTTCATGAAGGTCGAGGGAGACACGCACCGCACTGCGGCGGCTGCTTTCGCGATCGCCTGAAACGCTGTGCGGCGCATCCGCACGCGGACGACGATCGAGGGGTTGGCTGAATTGACCTGGACGAGCTTCGCTCGGCGCGGAGCGCTCGTCCACGCCGTGAGAAACGGGTTGTGACGGCGAGTCACTGTCTTGCTGTCGTGCCTTTCTGTCCCTCGTCCTACGTCGAGGCCGTCCTGTCTTCGGTCGCCGGAAGCTTCGGACAGTGGACAGTGGAGCCCGCAAGGCGCTGCGACGCAATCCTTTCGCGGCGAATCGCGACGGTGCGGGATTCGATCGCATAGCGCTGCCCAACCTCGCTGACCGTCTGAACGGTCGGGGGCAGATGCTCCTGCAGGAGGAGTGGGCGCAAAAGTCGGTCGGGAGCTTCTTCGCCAACAGCGGCTTCTTCCTGCGCCCGCAGGCCGGCGGCGCAGAGGGAGTGACCGACGCGTTCCTCGAATCGTGGGTCGTCTACGTCTGCGCGACGCTGCTCGCGGACAAGGTCGCATCGATCCCGATCCAGGTGTGGAACGGCATCGGCGACGACGCGGCGGAGGTGTCCGAGAAGGATCCTGTCGTCCAGCGGCTCTACCGCCCCAACCGCGACACGACATGGAGCCAGTTCGCGGCGCGCGGAATCATCCACCGCCGCCTGTCGGGCGAGGACATCTGGTTCCTCATGGATCTCGCGGGCCAGCCGAAGGTCCAGGCGGGAGCGACGGCGTTCGACCTACCCGACCAGATCGTCAACGTCACAGGCAGTGCGGTCGAGGACGAGCGCGACCCCAGCACCGGCCGCATCCTGCGCTGGAAGTACGCGGGCAGCGGCGGAAGCGTCGTTCCCTGGTTCCCCTCCTCGTCGATCGTCCACTTCGCCGACTACGACCCGAACGATCCGCAGCGGGGCATCGGTGCTGCCGAGGCTGCTGCGCGACAGATCGCGATCGGGTTTCAGGCCGAGCGCTACCAGGAAGCGGTCATGCGCTCGGGCGGCCTGGGCGGGTTCCTCGTCTCGAAGGAGCGCATGGGGCCGGAGCACGAGGAGGCGCTCCAGGCTCGCATGGACGACGCCGCGAAGGATCCCAACGCGGCGAACCGGCTGAAGCTCCTCACCGGCGAGTGGGACGTGAAGCCCGGGATCATCGCCCCGAAAGACATGGCGGGGCTCGAGTTCCTCAAGTGGTCGCGCAACGTGATCGCGAGCCTCATGCGCGTGCCGCTGCTCTGCATCGGCGTCACCGAGGACTCGACGTACGCGAACCTCGACACCGCCTGGCGCGAGTTCTGGTCGGGCGTGCGCGACTACCTCAACGGCGTCGCCGAGGTGATGAACTCGGCCTTCTTCCCGAAGCTCAAGGGTCCGGGCGCGAAGTACCGCTGTTCGTTCGACTTCTCGAAGGTCAAGTACCTGCGCGACATCAGCGGCGAGGACTTCGATCGCGCGCTCAAGGCTGCCGCGGCAGGAATCGGCATCTCGTTCAACGCTGCGTCCGAGGCGCTGAAGATCGAGATCGATCCCGTCGAGGGCGGTGATCGCCAGCTCGTGAACGGGATGCTCGTCGAGGCGGAAGCGTTCGACGCAGAGAGCGAAGAGCCCGAAGAGGATCCGCCGACCGATCCCGACAAAGCCGCCAAGACGGTCCGCGCCTACCGCCACCCCGCGCTGACCGACGCCAAGGTCCGCGCGCAGTACCACGCCGACTGGCTGATCCGCGCCGGGGTCATGCGCCACGAGCGGCGCCTGGCGCTGACGATCAAGCGCTACCTCGCCGCCTACGAACGCGCGCAGATCGCGCGGCTCAAGCTGTTCGCGGAGAAGGGTCCGGAGGGCGTAGAGCCGAATCGGCCCCTGCCGGCGAAGTCGGTCTCTGGTGCCGTGCAGAAGATCAGCGGCGCCGACATTGAGCGCTGGCTGCTGCTCTACAAGCGTGAGTGGGAAGAGCGCCTCGGCGTAGCGACCGCACGCACGATCGCGAGCGCCTTCGAAACCGCCGCCGCTGACGCCGCACGCGAACTCGGCGCGCTTTCGATCGACGGATCCGACCCGCGCGTCCTCGCCTTCCTGAAGGACCAAGAGATCAAGCTCGTCGAGGGCGTCACGAGCACGCTCGCGCAGCGCGTCAAGGTGCAGGTGCTCGACGTGCTCCAGGGCTCCACGAACACCGCGGAGCTGCAATCTGCCGTTCGTGAGATGTTGCCAGAACTCACGGACAAGCTCCGCGGTTCCTTCTCGACGAAGGATCAGCGCGCGCTGGTGATCGCCCGCACAGAGACAGCGCACGCATCGAACGGCGCGCGCTTCATGCAGTTCGAAGACGCCGGCGTCACGAAGACGCAGTGGATCACCGCGGGAGACGAGCACGTGCGCGATAGCCACAAGGCAGTCGACGGGGACGTGCAGCCGCTCGGCGTGGAGTTCCGCAACGGACTGCGCTGGCCGAGCGACCCCGAAGGACCTGCGGGCGAAGTCATCAACTGCTTGCTCCCAGGATCTCTCGTCCAGGGCCGAATCGTTGCGGGCCTAAAATCCGTCTACGCGGGGCCGGCGTGGGAGATCAAAACGCTTGGGGGTCAGCGGCTTCGCGTCACGCCCAATCATCCCGTACTGACCGATGAGGGCTGGCGTCCTGCTCATGCGCTGACAAAAGGCGACCGCCTGATCTGCGCAGCCGGCAATGTCGATCGTCTCGCGGTGAAGCTGGACGTAGATCATCAGCACGGACCAGCCCGCGTCGAGGATGTTTTCGACGCGCTCGCGGCGAATGGACGAGTGGTTTCGACGGTGGTTGGCGGACTGGATCTCCATGGCGACGCGCGCTTCGGGGACGGCGAGATCCACGTTGTAGGTGTCGATCGCAAACTGCGGAAACGGCGCGACTCCCCGCTCAGCCATGGCCGCCGCGATCTCGGCCTCGAACTTTCCGACGCGAGCGCAAGCCCGCTGAAAAGCAACAGCGCGGGCAACGATTCGCTCGTGGGAGTCCTTCTGGCCCCGGCGCTTGGTGTGCGCGGCGGCCGTTTGAAGCGCGCGCCCAACCGCATCCATCTGACTCCACTTCAACCGCTCTGCATCGGATCGGCCGCGAATCTGCACGCCCGCGCGAGCGAGGCGGCGAAGGAGAAGTGGTCTGCTGAGCCGCGTCTCGTCCGCGAGCTTCTTCAGGCTGGTTCCGGCCTCGTAGCGATTGACGAGGTCAGCGAGGTTCGAGAGCTGCATTTCCGCGGACACGTGTACGACCTCCAGAGTGAGACGGGCTGGATTATCGCAGACGGAATCGCTTCCGGGAACTGCCGTTGCACCGCCGTCGCCGTCGACCCCGAGGAATAGTCATGACTGAGCTTCTGATTCGCAACGAAGAGATGCACCGCCTCGCCCGCAAGATCCTCGCGGGCATCGCGACCGACGCCGACTTCCAGACCGCCAACATCGAGGACGTGCGCGCGATCAAGTGCGACACGGGCACGCCGCACTACAAGGCGATGGTCGGCGACGTGGAGAAGGTTGCATCCGACACGGGCCGCAAACGCAAGTTCATCTCGAGTCGCGAATCGCGCGACCGCATGGGCGACGTGATCGAGATCGCCGGCTGGGACCACACGAACTTCAACAACAACCCGGTGGCGCTGTGGGCACACCAGGACAAAGGGCTGCCGCTCGGATCCGTCTCCGACACCACGTTCGGCGAAGTCGACGGCGTCAAGACGATGTGGCAGTCGATCGACTACGTCCCGGCAAAGCTCAACCCGATGGCCGAGGCCGTTCTGGGCCTTGTGGATGCGGGCGTGCTCAAGGCCGTGTCGGTCGGCTTTCTGCCGTTGCAGCCGCCGCTGTGGCCGAAGACCGCTGAGGAGCGCGAGTCGCTCGATCTCGGGCCGTTTGGCGTGCGCTATCAGAAGCACGAGCAACTCGAACTGTCGGTCTGCACGATCCCCGCTCACCCCGGGGCGCTCGCTTCCAAGGCCATCCGTCGTGCTGTCGCCGAACTGGCGGACGACGGGAAGATCAGCCGACAGAGCGCCGGGGCGCTGCTCGACGACATCGAAAGCCGTCGCGCGAAGCGTAAGGGCTGGCTCGCGTTGCCGAGGCTTCCGGAACCCGAGGAAGAGATCAGCGATCCGGCGGCGGATGAGGCGCCGACGAAGACTGCGGACACCGTCGCGGTGCGGCCGGCACAGACGAGCCAGGCGCAGGGAGAGGTCTTCAGCCTCCCGCCCAAGATCACAGTCGCGGGCAGCAACGAGTCAGCTTGGATCTGGGATCCGCGCGCTACCGGCTCTTCTGTCGCCGCGCGCTCGACGACAGACGACAGAGCCGACGCGCTGCACGCGAAACTCGAACGCACTCTCATCGAGATCGCCGAAGTGCGTGAGACACAAGGCGACATCTGCGAAGCGTTGACCGCTGTTGCCGAGTCAATCGACTCGCTGCACGGCGTCCTACGTTCCTCCTCGCGTTCTGCGGACGCGACGAGGTTCTACGGCGAAGCCTTCAGGGCTGTGCAAGCACACCTTCGCCAGAAGTAGCCCCGGGGAGGGGCTCAACAATGCCTCCGGATTCCGCAGTCGCCGAAACCACTTCGAACGCCGCGCCCGCCGCGCCGGTCACGGGCACGAGCAACGAACCGCGCAGCGCCCAAGAACTCGCCGCGTTCGTCGGCGGCGAGTTCCAGAAGGCACTCGCGGCGCAAAAGACCGAGAGCGCGGAAGCGCTGGGCAAGCAGCTCAACGACGCGCTCGCCACGTTGCGCGCCGAGTACGACGCGAAGCTTGCGCGCTACGCCGTCCCCGGTCTCGAGCAGCGCGACATCGACAAGTTCCAGATCCGCAACCTGATCAACGTCCTCGTCACCAAGAACACCAAGGGCGCCGAGTACGAGATCGACCTCTGCCGCGAAGCCGCGCTGACGGTCGGCAAGGACATGTCCGCGGGCGTCGACTCGCTCGGCGGGTTCATCGTCCCCGTGCAGGTGATGACCTCGAAGATGATCCCGCTGCTCCAGGCGCGAATGATCGCGCAGGATCTCGGCGTCCAGGATCTCTCGGGTCTCTCGGGCTCCCCGGTCCAGATCCCGAAGATCACCGGCGGCACGACTGCGCAGTGGATCGGCGAGAACGCCGGCCCGACCGCGAGCGACGTCACCTTCGGTCAGCTCGAACTGACGCCGCACCTCGTCGCGGCGCGCACGCAGATTTCGCTGCGCCTGGCGAACCTCTCCTCGCCCGCGGCGGAGGGGATCATCACGAAGCAGATCGCGAAGGACTTGGCGCTCGCAATCGACGCCGCGGTCTTCAACGGCACCGGCGGCTCGAACCAGCCGACGGGTGTGCTGCAAACGGCCGGCATCCAGACCTCGTCCTTCGGCTCGGCGGTGGCGAGCACCGCCTACAACGCGCTCATCGACATGATGACGAAGCTGGAGACCGCGAACGCCGCGTCTCCGACTTCCGCGTGGGCGATCGACCCGGTCACGTGGTCGAAGCTCCAGAAGCAGCTCGACGCGACCGATCAGCCCAAGCAGCGCCGGCTTTTCGACTCGCTGCCGATCGGCGACAAGCTGCTCGGCTTCAAGCACCGCGAGTCCACCGCGCTCCCCTCGAACACGATCATCTTCGCCGACTGGGAGCAAGTCGTCCTCGGTCGCTGGGGAACGATGATCCTGCGCGCGAGCGATCAGGCCGGGACCGCCTGGCAGAACTTCCAGGTCTGGATCCAGGGCGGCGTCGAAGTCGACGTCGGCGTCATGCAACCCGCCTCCATCGTCAACGCGACCAGCGTCAGCTAGGTCAGCTCAGAACACGAAGGACACTCAGATGAATACTCCCAACAGCACCTTCTCGGCCGAAGAACTGACGCAGATCGACGCAGAGCTTCGCGAGGTCGAAGAACAACTCGACCTCATCGCCGGCAGCGTCAACAACGCCGACGTGGCGGCGCGCATCCGTGCGCTCTCCGCCAAGATCGGTCAACGCCGCGGTCGAGTCGTGGACACGCGCGACCGTCGCCCCGGCTTCATCACGTCCAGCGCGCCGGCGGCCACTCCGCCCAAGCAAGTGGTCGAGACCGTGCATACGGACAAGCACGCGGACAAGAAGCCGTCGGCCTGATCGGCCTTCACACCAGAAGGAGCCTAGAACCTCATGGCCGCACGCAATCCGAAGACTCGCTGCAAGGTCGTACCGCTCTACTTCCCGGCGACCACGACGGCGACGCAGACGCTCAACAACTCGGCGCCGAACCTCGACGTCGACTGCAAGGGATTCACGCACGCCCTCGTGTTCGCGGTCGGCGGCGACTTGAGCACCGCTGGCACCGACACGCTGACGGTGCAGTTCAAGGAGACCGACACTGCGGGCTCAGCGTATTCCAACGTCACCAGCGCGGCGCTCACCGCCCTCGCTGGTGATGTCGACTACCCCACGCCGCTCGGGGAGATCAGCCTGGCGGGGCGCAAGCGCTACCTCTCGGCGACGCTCACCGAGGCCGGCACTTTCAGCGGCATCGTGACGGTCATTGTGGTGCTCATGCACCCCGAAGACTCGGCCCTGGCCGCGCAGACCTACGCCTTCTCCGTCTGACCCTCTCTTCTCTCGCCACTGGCCGGGCGGTTCGTGGAGACCGTCCGGCCAGCCTCTCCCGATCCACAGGAGGCAGCGCTGTGTCGAGTTTCCAACGAGTGATCGCGGGGAAGTACCTGCACTACCCGAGCGGCTATCCCTCGCGGTTCAACATCAACGGTCGCGACCGCATCTGGCTCCAGCCGGGCGGCGTGGTCGACCTCGGAGATCCCTTCATCGAGGAGGCCGTCAAGGGGCAAGAGTACAAGCTCGAGCCCGATCCCAAGGCGACCAGCGCTGACGCTCTGCCGCATCCGAAGCTGATTCGGCTGCGCGAGGAGTTCATGCGCGGTGCGGGCGTGCTCCCGCCGGAGGAGACCAAGGCCGACAAGCTCGTGGCGGTCGGCGCCACCGCTTCGGGAGACATCCCCAAGCCCGACGCGCGTCCGCAGCGGGGAACGAAGGGCTAGATCGATGCGTCGCGACGGAGCCCTTGGTCGCAAACCGGTGCTGCTGAATTGCCAGCAGCTCAACGGCATCGTCAACACGGCGAGCGTGCGCGTGAACGGATACGAGTTCACGCACTTCCACGTCATGGCGAACGCGGGCGGCGGGCTCACGTTCACCGCAGTCGTGCAGCACTCCGACGACGATGTGACGTTCGCGAACGCGCCGAGCCCCAACACGATCACGATCGTCAACACGCTCGACGAGAAGTGGATCCTGGTCGATCACCAGAAGCTGAATCAGTACGTGCGGCTGCGCATCTCGACCGACGGGAACATGAGCATCGGCGTGCTCGCCGTGCAGTCGAACAGCAAGAACAACCTCGGCGGCACCTTGCCGGATCTCGCGATCACGGGGTAGCGCTGCCGTGTACCTCAACACCGCGCCCACCGATCGCTCGACGGTCTACGTCGTTCGCCCCAACAAGACAATCGAGCTCGAGGACGGCGTGACGCTGGGACCGGGCAGCGAAGTGGTCGGCGACACGGTTCCGAACGCGTGGGCCAGCTACCTGTTCCTCAAGCAGACCGTGCCGACGACTCCGACCGACCAGCAGATCACCGACG